GTCTTTCGCCATTGCGCGTTTTTCCTAGTCAAAACTTTTTCCAAGTGCTACTTTGTTTTTCAACATGAAAGCAACGAAAGCGAAGCCGCTGGAAATTGAAATGATAGAAACGCACAAGCTTGTGCCTTACGCTAAGAACAGCAGAACACACTCAAAAGAGCAAATAACTCAGATAGCTACAAGCATTGGAGAGTTTGGATTTACTAACCCGGTTTTAATTGGAGAGAGTGAAGACATCATTGCCGGGCATGGTAGGGTAATGGCTGCCAAGGAATTAGAACTTAGCAAAGTGCCTTGCATTAGGTTGGAGCATTTAACGAAGGCGCAAAAAAAAGCTTATGTAATTGCTGATAACAAGCTGGCGCTAAACGCTGGCTGGAATGAAAACCTACTAAAACAAGAAATTGAAAGCCTACAAGAAAGCGACTATGACATCACCTTAACCGGTTTCAGTGAAATGGAAATTGATGAGCTTCTTGCAGCTGAAGAAATCATTGATGACGCAGATGAGATTTTACATGAGCAAAGTCTACAAGTTGAGCCAGCTAAAGAATACGTTTTAATTTTAGCTAAAGACAATGATGAATGGGATGAAATGGTCGATTACTTCAAACTCAAAAAAGTAAGAAGAGGAGGATACAAAGCTGGCTCTGCCTTTGATTCAATAGGAACAGAAAGAGTTTTAAAATTTGAAAGGGTAAAAAATGCTAATAGCAATTCCAAGTAAAGGCAGGGCAGGTCTCACAAAAAGCGACAAGCTTTTGAATTCAGCTGTTTTTTTTGTGCCTCAATCAGAAGTCGAGGACTACCGGAAATATACAAAGTGCAGAGTGGAAGCAGTTCCTAATGAAGTTAAAGGCATTACAAAAACCCGAAATTGGATTCTGAAAAACACAGATGAAAAAAGGGTTGTAATGATTGACGACGATTTGAAAAACCAAGGTTGGACAAAGCTTTACAAAGAAAACGGAAAGCAAAAAAAACTTAAAGAAACCGAATGGCTTTTTGAATTTGAAAAGCTCTTTGATGTTGTTGAAGATTTAAAATGGAAAATTTGGGGTGTTAAAACAGAAGCCGCGCTAAGATCGGTTTATCCATACAAGCCAATATTATTTAGGTCTTATATCACCGCTTCTTGTATGGGAATTATCAATGACGGCTCGTATTTGTTCGACGAATCTTTTCCGGTAAAAGAAGACTATGAAATATGTTTAAGGCATCTGGAACAATTTGGGGGAATTGTAGCTGCTAGATACTTATATTGGGAAAATAGCCACTGGGGAGATGATGGAGGATGCAAATCTTACAGAACCCAAAAAATGGAAGCAAAAGCAATTCGTGATTTGGTCAAGAAATACCCCGGAAGAATCAGGAAAATCACTAGAGGAGGATCTAACTATTCAATTGAATTGAACGTGTAAAATATTGATGGAGAAAAAAGAAAAACCATCTGGGAAAAACCCGAGCGTTACAGTTTCAACGTTGGCAAAGCTCTTTAACTTAACAAGCGTTAGAATCCAACAACTCGCAGCTGACGGGGTAGTAATAAGATCAGCCCGAGGCCGCTATGAGCTTTGGCAATCGGTAAAAAACTACATTGAATATTTGCAAGAGCGCAAAGTAAACCAATGGGACAGCGATGAAGAGAATCCAACGGAAATCAAAAAACACCAATTGAGAAGAACAAAAGAAGAAGCCGACAAACTAGAACTTGCTAATGCCCGAACCCGTGGCGAGCTTGTTGAAGTTGCCAAGGTCAAGCGATTAGGTGAGCAAGTAATGAGTGGAATCAAGACAAAGATTCTAAATATGCCGCTAACTGATGATGAAAAAGACAAATGCCTTCGTGACCTGTTAAGCATGAAGGATCTTGATTACAGTGACAAATGAACATTCAGCTCCAGGACATAGCTGAAGCATGGCTTGCAGTCTACGAACCGCCGCCCCGGGTAACTGTTTCGGAGTGGGCAGACAAATACAGATTTCTTTCGCCAGAATCATCAGGGCAGCCGGGAAAATATTCTTCAGACATGACGCCATACGCTCGCGAGTGGATGGACTCAATCAACGACCCAGAGGCTACTGGAACCGTGTTAATGGTGGGGGCGCAACTTGGTAAAACAGAAGCTCTAAACAATATGATTGGATATTTTGTCGATGTTGAGCCGTCACCGATGCTGATGGTGCAGCCGACGATTGAGATGGGTGAAGCGTGGTCAAAAGAACGACTTGCACCAATGTGCCGCGATACGCCTCGCATCAAAGACAAAATTGCAGACGTAAAATCGCGAACTAGCGGCAACACTATTTTGCATAAAACCTTTCCCGGAGGAAATCTCGCTATTGCTGGAGCCAATGCCCCGGCTGGTTTAGCTTCTCGACCAAGAAGGGTGGTGCTACTTGATGAAGTTGATCGCTACCCAGTAACCGCAGGAAGCGAGGGAGACCCTTCTAGCTTGGCTATACGTAGAACAGAAACTTTTTGGAACTCTGTCATCGTTATGACATCAACGCCAACGGTAAAAGGCCGAAGCCGAGTCGAAACTGAATTTGAAGCAAGTGACCAAAGAAGATTTCACGTTGAATGCCCAGAGTGCAAATATTCACAGAGCTTAAAATGGGTAAATATTAAATGGAAAGCCAAAGATGGAAGTGATGCATGGCTTCAATGTGAAGGGTGTAAAGCAAAACTAACCGATGAACAGCGCGTTGAAATGGTGCAAGAAGGCAAATGGATACCTTCTTACCCAGAGAGAACAAGTCGAGGTTACCACTTGCCGGGAATAGCATCGCTTTTTAGGCACAAAAGAGGTTATAAATCACGGCTGCATCAAATGGCGGCTGATAATATTAAAGCAAAAAAAGCCGGGAAAGAAACGCTTAGAACGTGGATAAATACTTTTCTTGCCGAAACTTGGGAAGATGAAGGTGAAAGCGTAGCATGGGAACCTTTAATGCAACGCCGAGAGGACTGGGGTGAGTTTCCAAAAGACGCTCTTATTCTTACCGCTGGCGTTGACATCCAAGGTGATCGCTTTGAGGTTGAAGTTGTTGGATGGGGCGAAGGAGAAGAAAGCTGGAGTATTGCGCATTTCAATGTGATGGGTGATTTCAACTCACCTGATACTCAGGTTGCTCTTGACGACATTTTACAAAAGAAATTTATTCACCCAAGCGGAGTCGAGTTGCCTATTACCTGCACGTTTATTGATTCAGGCCACAAAACAAAAGCGGTTTACTCATTCACAAAACCAAGAGAAGGCCGCAGAGTTTACGCTTGCAAGGGAATGGGGGGGCCGGGTGTTCCATTAGTTGGAAGGCCTACAAGAAGAGGAGCCGAGAGGGCCGCATTGTTTAGCGTTGGAACTGATACGGCTAAAGAGCTGATTTATTCAAGGCTTTCGCTTGGTGAGAAAGGAAGCGGCTTTATGCACTTCCCTAATGATAGGCCCGAAGATTGGTTTAGGCAGCTCGTTAGTGAAACAAAAGTTACCCGCTACAAAAACGGCGTGCCATTTACACGTTTTGAAAATCCTAGCAAAGCAAGAAATGAAGCTTTAGACATCCGGGTTTATGCAACTGCTGCACTGTCACTAATGCGAGTAAACTGGGATAGGCTTAAAAAAAGCATCCAAAACCCATCAAAGAAAAAAGCCGCTAAAGCCAAGAAAAATGCCCGTGGAAAAAAAGGTGGCTGGGTCAACGATTGGTAGAGTTTGACATTAGTCAAATTTCAATGGCCGACAAAACCAATGAGGAAAAGCTAACATCAGCGTTGGCTATGATTACAAAGATTGAGACAACCCTTGGAACTTTGTATGAAAAAACGGCTAGTGCCACTAGCTTTGGTGACCAGAGTTTGACACTTGCAAGTATCGCCGAATTAGAAAAAAGCCGTGACCGTTGGCGGCAAGAAGCAGAAACATTGAAAGCATCAGTCAACCGTCACCGAAAAACTTTGAAAATTCAATTCAGATGATTCAATATCTTAAGCGCAAATTCTCACCGCCAAAAACAGCCGTTCGCAGATTCAACGCCACCCAGTCAAGCCGCCTGACGCTCGACTGGATTACTGCCTGCTTGTCGCAAGATGGTGAGCTTAAAGGCCAGCTTCCTATTCTTCGTGACCGTTCGCGTGACCTTGAGCGCAATAACGAATGGGTAAAAGGTTTTTTGCGTAGTCTTGAAAACAACACGCTCGGCGAAAAGGGTGTGTCTTTACAAGTAAGGGCTAAAGAGCCGGGCGGCAAACTTGACGAAATTGCAAACAATATCATTGAACGAGCTTGGAAGCAGTGGAGCAAAGTAGGCAACTGCGAAGTCACAGGGCGCCACTCATGGGTTGACGTTCAACGCTTAATCCTTCGATGCATTGCCCGTGATGGTGAAGTGCTGATTCGCATAATTAAGAAAAGCACCGGGCTATGCTTGCAGATTCTTGAAGCTGACCTGCTTGATGACAGTTATAACGCTCGGGCTGACAACGGCAACGAAATCCGTTTTGGCGTTGAGTTTGATTCATACCGCCGCCCGGTTGCCTACCACCTTCTTGGAAACCACCCGGGTGACTCGCAATTCAACGCTGATTTCAAACGCCGCATTAGAGTGCCAGCCGAAGAAATTATTCACCCGTTCAAAACAGAGCGGCCAGAGCAAAGCCGGGGCATCCCTTGGCTTGTAAGCTCAATGAACAGGCTGAAAATGTTAGACGGCTATGCAGAAGCCGAGCTTGTTGCAGCACGAACCGGAGCCGCAAAGATGGGCTTTTTCACTAAGGCTACACCGGACGGCTGGACGGGGGAAATTGATGATGACGGCAACTTGCCTGTTGATTCATCTCCCGGAACAATCGAAGAACTTCCTGCTGGCGTAGATTTCAAAAGCTGGGACACCAATCACCCAAATTCTGGTTATGGAGATTTCGTTAAATCATGTTTGCGCGGAGTTGCTACTTCTCTTGGCATTTCTTACAATGCTCTTTCAAATGATTTGGAGGGAGTAAACTATTCTAGCATCAGAGCCGGGTTGATTGAAGAGCGCGAAGTCTGGAAGGCAGTGCAGCGCATGATGATTGACCACGTTCTGGAACCAGTGTTTGAAGCATGGCTTGAAGTCGAGCTTCTTTCTGGCCGCCTTGGTTTACCTTTCGACAAGTTTTTCAAGTTTAACGCTCCAGAATTCCGGGGCCGCCGTTGGGCTTGGGTTGACCCCAAGAAAGACATGGAGGCGGCAGTGCTGGCAATGCGCAACCGAATTAAACCACTTCGTGACATCATTGCCGAAGCTGGGGATGACATCTATGACGTTTTGGCTAAGGTCAAAGAAGACGAAGAACTTGCTGCAAGCTATGGTCTAAGTTTATCAGAAGAAGTCGCATCTGAAACAGTCGTTTCAACCGACAACCCTGATAACGGAGACAGCCCAAGTTCAAACGAAGAAGCTGCTGAGTCTGGAGAAATCCAAAAGACCGGAATGAATGGTGCGCAAATTGCTTCATTGATTAAACTTGCTTCTGAAGTTGGAGAAGGGTTGATTCCGCTCAAATCAGCCAAAGCAATCGCCGCCGCCGCATTCCCGCTTTTGTCAGAAGTTGAAATCAATAAAATCTTCGCAAACACTACCTCTAAAAAACTAGCTAAAATTGACACTCCGAAAAAGGTCAATGAGTCAGAAGAAGGTTGAAGAACTGTCGCACCGCTCGTTTGAGTTAAATCAAAGGGCTATCAACGAAGAAGACCGCACAATTGAAATTGCGTTTTCTTCTGAAGCAGAAGTAGAACGTGGCTACGGCACTGAAGTGCTTGACCATCGCTCTGCAAGCGTTCGCCTTGACCGTTTAAACAACGGCGGGGCATTCCTTATGGAACACAACCGCAACGACCAGATTGGTGTTGTAGAGCGGGCATGGATTGACGATGACAAAAAGGGACGTGCAGTCGTTAAGTTTTCAAAATCGGCAAGAGCCGAAGAGATTTTCGAGGACGTGAAAGATGGCATTCGCCGATTGGTTTCGGTTGGCTATCGAATTCACGAAATGGATTCTGAAAAGATGGACGGAGGACGGGAGTCTATCCGGGCAACTGATTGGGAGCCATATGAACTCAGCCTTGTGAGCATTCCAGCCGACGACTCCGTGGGAGTTGGCAGGGGAATGGAAAACCAAACAACGGAAAACCAAAATTTAAAAACTGAAAATATGTCCGAAAATAACGACATCCCATCGGCTCCCGAGCAACGCTCCGTGGAGGTTATCAACGAAGCTCCCCGTGTTGACATCAACGCAGAGCGTCACAGTGCTGTATCTGCCGAGCGCAGCCGCATCGCAAACATCCAAGCAGTTGCTGAACAAGCCAAAGAGCGCGGCATCAGCCTTGATGTGAGCAAAGCTGTTTCTGACGGCGTATCTGCTGACGACTTCCGTCAAGCTGCCTTTGATAAGGTTTGTGAAAAGAAAGCTGAGTTTGTTCCAGCCGACCTTTCCAAGTCTGAGAAGCGCGACCTTGGCCGTTTCGACCTTGGCACTGCTCTCCGCGCTCACTACTCCGGCTCAAAGCTAGAAGGTGCAGAGCGTGAGATTGTTGAAGAGGGAATTCGTGAAGCTAAGAATGCTGGCATCGGTCAGTCTCGTGGCATCATGCTTCCATCGTTCTACGTCAACAAGCGTGACATGAGTGCAACCGGGCAAACCTCTGTGGCAGGTGACCAAGGAGGCATGACTATTGCAACTGATAAAACTGGCCTTCTTGATGACTTCTTTGCTTCTTCAGTAATGAACCAGCTTGGTGCAACTGTTCTTACCGGACTTACTGGCAACCTTGACATTCCTATCCTTGCCGCTGGAACTGCTGCCGCTGGCAAAGCTGAGAATGGTGCAGCCGACCCAGTTAGCCCAACCACTTCACAGTTGAGCCTTACGCCTAAACGCCTTCCGGCGTTCATTGACGTAAGCGACCAGCTTTTAAGCCAATCATCTTCCGCAATTGAAGCTATGCTTCGCGGACACTTGACTGCTCAAATGCTAGCAACTCAAGAAGCCGCCTTCTTCCATGGAGCTGGCAGCGTTGACGCTAACGGTGTTGCTGGGACTTCTGGTATTGGCTCAGTTCTTGGTGGTACAAACGGGGCTGCTCCTGACTACGCTGACATCATCGCTCTTGAAGAAAAGGTTGACGCTCAAAACGCGCTCCAGGGTGGGCTTGCTTACGCTACAAACGGACAAATCCGAGCCAAGCTTAAGCAAACCTCGAAGCAGACATCTGGTGTTGAAGGTAACTTTATTATTTCTGATGGAAGCCCGAACACCATCAACGGATACCGCGCTGAGTTCACAAATGCAATTAGCCGCACGCTTACAAAAGGAAGCTCATCAGTTGCATCTGCTATCTTCTTTGGTAACTTTGCTGACTATGTAATTGGCTACTGGGGCGGACTCAACCTTGAGCTTCTCCGCGACAGTGCTAACGCGAAGACTGGCTTGCATACTCTGGTTGCAAACACTTATTACGACGGCGGTGTTCGCAGGCCCAAGAGCTTCTCAGCAATGCTAGACGCGCTTGGAGCTTAATTAGCTACAACGTAACAAAAATCACAAGGGCGGTGGGTTTAATTCTCACCGCCCTTTTTTTGACTTTAAAAAAAGAATATGAAGAATCTTGAAATCACCGAGGACTGCTTTGTTAAAGGTGAGCCTGTCGAGGCTGGAGTAGTTCTCGAAAACGTGGAAAACGGTGTAGCCGCTCAACTGCTTACAAGTGGGAGAGCTAAAATTGCCAGTGAAAAGCCCAAGAAAAAAGCAGCAAAAAAAGCCGCAAAAAAAGCCGCCAAG